GAAATAATCTAGTTTTAACTCTCTTAGACACGTTGATCAAGGTCTATGCGTAATTACTAATGTTTATACCCAAGTTATTCTAAAATTACTATATATATATAAACTATCTATGTGTCTGTATGCATACAATATAGGCTAATAAACACACATATACACCCAATAGCATACTAACAGTTGCGTACTTATATACATGTATAGATAATAATAATAATAAAATATAAATAAAAAGAGGTTATGGGAGCAAACTTAATCACTCCCACTCTCATTACTTTAAAGTCCTAAGACTCCATCCTATCTGACCCCATTTCTTAGCTGCATATCTATCATTATTCATCTGTGCTTGAGTCTCATACAACTTAGCAGTAGCAGCTATATTCTTAGCAATTCTACGCTTAGTAGCTAGAGGTTGTTCTTGCAATTCCATAATAGCATTAGCCATAAATACATCAGCATCCATGTGCATAATATCAGACAACTTGTCTTCAACTATGTCTACGTTATCTTCCTGTTTGTTTAATAGTGACATATGTCACCTCCTTTATATTAGTTTAATAATTATTATTATAATATATAAAATGAAAAATAACTAAAATTCTATTTTGGGAATCCCCCCGATAGGGGGTACATAGTATAAATAAGACTCTCTATCAAAATCGTGTAATTTTTTTAGTAAATAACTGGGGTTTGTACTTGTATTAATATTGACGTATCACTTAACTTAATGGGTGGTTGGGTAGGGATTAAAGAAATGTATAAGGTAATATTATGAACAAACAAATAGTAAAGTTAATAGAATCAAGATTAAATCATGGCAAGAGAGAATATAATCAAGAGTTAAATCCTTTCGATGGAAGAGTTTGGGAGTTAGAAGCTTTAGAGGAAATATTAGATGGTATGGTATATACCGCTACTGCTATATTAAAAATAATAAATCAAAAAGAACAAACAAATGGCAAATTTAATCGAAGGGATAGCAAATCTACCTCTTAAAAAACAAAAAGAAATATTAAATAGTTTAACAAAAAAAATGGTTGCAATAGAAATAGATAATAAAGTTTATTTAGTGCCAGAAGAAATAAGTGATTTAATTGATGGATTATCAGAACAAGTATTAATACTAACAGATAAGTTAATATGGAAAGCAGAAGAATAAAAAATATAAAACATTTTGTTTACGAAGATATAGAAGAATTTAAAAAAGACCATCCTAATACAATAGTGCATCCTGATTGGAGAAAAGGAGAAGAAGGTAGTTGGGTATATAGTGATGATGATAGAATTGTACAATTGCTAAAAGTCAAAAAAATAGTAAATCATCATTCAGATACAAAAAATTATAAATATGCAGACGGTTGGGTACGGACTATTGTAGGTAGTTTTATTAATAAAAAATCTACAAAAATGGATACAGATTTTTCTAGTCATCCTAATAGATACACATTTTCTAAAACAATAAAAAATACTTCCGAAAGAGTACATAAAAGAACTAAAATTACTAACAAAGAAAAAGACTTTGCTACAAATGTTGTTGTAGGTATGGGTGCTATAAATGCTTATAAGAATGCATTCAAAGAAGAATCTAATCAAAAAGCTAGAAAAAAAGCTACTATATTATTAAAACAGGAAAGAGTAATGGAAGAAATACAAAAATCAGTGCTTGACGTTGCAAAAGGTTTAGGGATAGACCACGAATATATATTAGGAAAACTAAAACATCTTGCTGATTATAGTGAAGATGATAATATAATACTGCAATCTACAAAAGAATTAGGTAAAATAGTTGGAACTTCAAATAATAATATCAAACAAAAAGAGGTAGGTCTAATGGGTGTTTTTCAAGGGTTTTCTCAAGAACAATTAGAAGGTGCATCTAGAGATCAAAAACAAATCGAAGGAGAAACAAAATGATATGTCCTTATTGTAAGTCTTCACATACAAAAAAAAATGGCACAGTACAACCAAATAGTAAAAGTCATATAAGTAAAAATGGTAAAATAAAAGCTCATCCTAGACAACAATATAATTGCAAAAATTGTGGAAAAAATTTTTCTATAACATATGAAGATTTAGAAAAAACTCCTTATGCAAATAATAGAGATGTAGAACCCGGAGATGTTTTAAATATAAATAGTAAAAAAACATTAAGGATACATGGATTAACAGATGTTCATGTAGGAGCAATAGAATTTGATAGTGAAAAATTCCATAAAGCAGTTCAAATAATTGCCGAAGATAAAAATGCTAGATGGTTTGGAAATGGAGATTTACTAGAACTTATACCTCCTAATTATAAAATTAGTCAAGATGGTCAAAATATTCCACCTGATGAACAATACTTAGAATTTATAAGATTAGTAGAACCAATTAAAGATAAATGTTTATTTATAAGAGGAGGTAATCACGATTATATTAGATCATTTAATATTCTAAATTTTGATGTATGTAAGGTTCTTGCTGAAGAAATGAAAGTTCCTTATTTTAGAATGCCGGGATATACACAAATAAATATTAAAGATAAAACATATAAATTAGTTAGTGGACATGGTAAAGGTGGAGGAAAAAACGGAGACGTAGAATTAGATAAAATGGCTGCGGTATATAGCGAAGGGGATATTTTTTTCTTAGGACACAATCATCAATTGTATGTAAAACCTATGCATAGTTTTGTTGTAAGTAAAGACAATATGGAAGAAGAAAGAAAAAAATGGTATATAAGAGGTGGTTCTTTTCTTAAGTATGCTGATTACGCTAGATATTCTTTTTATCCATTAGCTAGAACTGGATGGGTAACAATGGAATTTTCAGAAAAGGGGGTAGAATGTTGGGAAAATTAAAAAAACCTTTAGATGATGTACCTAATGAATTAGAATTAGATGAAGCTATTATTTATTTAAAAGAATTAGATAAAATGATTTCTCAAGATTTTATTCTTTACAATATGAGCTCTACTACATATTATAATATAAAACGTATGCAAAAAATTATAAAAATGTTAAAAGTGCCTGAAAAAATAAAGGAAAAAGCATGAAGAAAAAAAAGACAATAACTAAACATGATTTAAGAAGATCTATACAAAGTATATATCAACAATTAAGTTTTGTTACAGAAAGACTTAGAGTTACTGAAACATTATTTAATGATTTTATAGAAATGGAAAAACTAGAAGATAAATTTAAAGACCACTTAGATGGCAAATATCAACAGTCAGAACATAAACAAAGCTGAAGAAGCTTTACAATTAGCGTATAAAGATCTTATATCTTTTGGTAAATTATTTTTACCAGATGATTTTATGAGGTCTGAAACTCCATTTTTTCATTATGAAATATCTGATGCGATAGACGATAAAGAGGTAAAGCAAACTGCAATCATAGTTCCTAGAGGTCATGGTAAAACAGTTCTTACCAAAGCTTCTATTATAAAAGACTTTGTATTTGCAAGTAAAGAAAACTTTTTATTTTATGCTTGGGTATCCGCTACACAAAAATTAAGTGTAGGTAATATGGATTACATTAAATATCACTTAGAGAATAATGATTCTATACGATATTATTTCGGACAAATGAAAGGAAAGAAATGGACAGAAGAAGATATAGAATTAGCAAATGGATGTAAACTTATAAGCAAGTCTAATGTAGCAGGTATTCGTGGTGGTGCAAAATTACATAAAAGATATGACCTTATTGTTCTTGATGATTTTGAACATGAAAATAATACAATAACAAAAGAAGCTAGAGATAAAAATGCAAACTTAGTTACTGCAGTTGTTTATCCTGCTATTGAACCACACACAGGTAGATTAAGAGTTAATGGTACTCCAGTTCATTATGATTCTTTTATTAATCATTTAATAAATAAACATGCTAAGGCAAAAAAAGAAAATAAAACTTTTGCTTGGAAAGTAATTACATATAAAGCTTTATTGGATGAAACTACTCCTTTATGGGAAGGATGGTTTCCATTATCAAAAATAGAAGAAAAGAAAAAATTCTATGCAGATTCTGGACAACCTCAAAAATTTTATCAAGAATATATGATGGAAGTTCAATCAAAAGAAGATGCAATATGGAGAAGAGAACATATAAGGTATTGGGATGGTTATTATAAACACGAAGATGGTATTAATTATATAATAAAAGATAATCAAGAAATACCAGTAAATACATTTATAGGTTGCGATCCAGCTACAGATATTGATACAAAGCATTCTGACTTTAGTGTAATAACAGTTATTGCAATTGATGGTAATAATAATTTATATGCATTAGAGTATGAAAGACATAGAAGTATTCCTACAATTGGATCTAAAAATCCAGACACAGGAGAAATACTAGGTAAAAAAGGCGTAGTAGATTTAATATTAGAATTACATGAAAAATACAATTGCACTTCATCAACAGTAGAAGATGTAGCAATGAATAGAAGTATATTTCAAGCTTTGAATGACGAAAGAAGAAGATTAAATAAA